CGGCGCTAACCTTTACGGCGCTAATCTTCGCGACGCTGACCTTCGCGGCGCTAATCTTCGCGACGCTGACCTTCGCGGCGCTAACCTTGACGGGGAAAAGCTTACTAAAACGCCTTTGCAGTTGAACAACCTTAAATGGTTCGTTTTGATTTCGGATAAATATTTGCGCATTGGTTGCCAACGTTTCACCATTGAAGAATGGAAAAACTTCGATGATGAAACAATCGTTAAAATGGATTTTGCGGCGCTTAAATTCTGGCGTAAGTGGAAAGCGCCCATCATTGCGCTTTGCGATGCCCACACTACGGCGGAAAGTACAATTGACGAAGGCGACGAAGTGTGAACATTCAGAACTTAAAGCCAGCGTCGGAACTGGCGCAACGCTTCGGCGTTAAAGCGTTGGTTTATGGCGGGCCGGGCATGGGCAAAACGCCTATCATCAAAACCGCCCCGCGCCCGGTCTTGTGCGTCGTCGAACCAGGCATGTTGTCTATGCGCGACGCGACGAATATTCCGGCATGGGATGCTTACACGCCGGAACGAATCGACGAATTCTTTAAATGGCTTTTCACGTCGAACGAAGCAAAGAACTTCGATACTGTCGGCATTGATTCGATTTCGCAACTTGCCGAAATCATCTTGACCGAAGAACTTAAACGTAACAAAGACGGTCGCAAGGCTTACGGCGAAATGTCGCGTCGTGTTATGGAAATAGTTAATGCCCTGTACTATTTGCCGAACAAGCATATTTATTTAATCGGCAAACAGGCCGTAGCAGACGAAAACGGCGTATCGACGAAGCGCCCGTATTTCCCCGGCCAAGACTTGAACGTTAAGGTTCCGCACCTTTACGACGAAATCTTGCACCTTGGCGAAGTCAATATACCCGGTCAAGCGAAACCCGTTGTCGGCTTCCGTTGCTTGCCGACCTTCGGAATCATGGCGCGCGACCGTAGCGGGCGGCTTAACGAAATCGAACCGCCGAACTTGGATGCGATTTTCAAAAAATGTATGTCGTAACGCTTGCAAAGTTTTATAAAAGCGTAATTCTAACTGAATAGGCGAATTCGACGGCCTTAAACTGTCGGAACTTTTCGAAAAGGTGAATTCAAATGGCACAGCTTATCCAAGCGTTTAACGCGCAACAGTACGACCCGACCCAAGGCGGCGGAAGCCTTCCCGTTGGCCGTCATCCCGTAATTGTCGAATCGTCCGAAGTTAAGGCGAACAAGGCAAACGATGGCGGTTATCTTCAATTGAATTTGAAGCTTATTGACGGCCCGCAGACCGGAACGACCGGGGCTTATCGTCTGAATCTGTACCATTCCAACCCGCAAACGGCAGAAATCGCACATCGCCAGCTTTCCGCGATTTGCCACGTTATCGGCGTTTTCAACGTGCAAGATTCGCAGCAATTGCACAATGTCCCGTTTATCGTCGAAGTTGGTTTGCAAAAGGGCGAAGAAGCGGCGCAAAAGGGTTATACCGAAGTTAAAAAGGTATTCGACATTAACGGCAACGAACCCGGCAAGGCGGGCCAAGGCGCACCGGCTGCACAACCGCAGCAACCGGCCCAAGGCGGCTTCGGTCAGCAACAGCCCGCCCAACAGCCGCAGCAACCCCAAGGCGGCGGGGAACAGCCCGCAGCGCAGCCGCAAGGCAACGCCCCGGCTTGGGGCGGTCAGCCGCAGCAACCGGCGCAGCAACCGGCCCAACAGCCCGCCGCATGGGGCCAACCGCAGCAACCGGCAGGCAATGCGCCCGCTTGGGGTCAGCAACCGGGCGGCGCAGCCCCGGCAGGCGGCGCACCTTGGGGCCAACGTTAATCGTTAGGTCGTAACCATCGTCGGGGCTTCGGCCCCGGCGTTCTTTGGGGACTTGTTTATAGTATGTCAAACATAAAAGACGCATTGCCGACGCCTACGCATTGCGATAACTGTTGTTCGGTTAATATCGAACTAACAACGAACGATAAGATTTACGGGCGAATTTATGGCGATTGGCCCAAGATTTATTATTGCAATGATTGCCGCGCGGCTGTCGGTTGCCATCCGGGCACCGTTATTCCGTTGGGTCGAATGGCAGACAGGGCAACGCGCCAGCTTAGAACAAAGGCGCATGAAGAATTCGATAAGCTTTGGCAAAGCGGTTTAATGTCGCGTTCCAAGGCTTACAATTGGTTAGCCGCCGCGCTTGAAATCGACCCGTCGCAATGTCATATTTCATGGTTAAGCAAAAACCAATTGAAAGACGTTGCGACGCTTTCCGCCGATTACATTAACCGAAATTACAACGCGCTTTTACGCCGTAAGGAAAAACAAGATGCCAAGCAAAGAAAACAGTTCGAACGCGAACAAGCCGAACAAAGACGAAACGCCGACGAAATCCGACGCCGGAAAGCAAAGCGTAAGCCTTGACGCGCCTGGCGTTGCAAAGGCACTTGCGAAACGCATTCTTGAAGAAATCGACGAATATTGCGTTCGCACTTACGACGGCGGGCACCGTTCGCACCTTGGCGCGTCGTTGATTGGGCGCGAATGCAAGCGTTATTTGTGGTACGTCTTCCGCTGGTGTTTGCATGAAAAGACGACGGGGCGGCAACAACGGTTGTTTAATCGTGGGCATCGCGAAGAAGCCCGCTTTATCGAATGGCTGGAAGGCATCGGGTTTAAAGTTTGGTTCGAAAATCGCGACGAAGCGCCAAACGAAAAGGGCGAATATCCGCAATATCGAATTTCCGACGTTATGGGGCATTTCGGCGGGTCGCTTGACGGCATCGCAGTTTTGCCGGAACGTTACGGAATCGCCGAACCCGTCTTGTTGGAATTTAAGACAAACGGAACAGGCGCGGGATTTAACAAACTTGCAGAAGACGGAATGCCAATTGCAAAGCCGGAACACTTCGCGCAAACTTCGACGTATGGCAAGAAATACAATTTCCGTTATTGTGTTTATTTGAACATCAATAAAAACGACGATTCGTTGCATATTGAAGTCGTAAAGCTGAATCATAATCTTGGCGAACAAATGATTATGAAAGCCGAACAAATCATTATGTCGCAGACTGCGCCCGCGCGACTTTCGGACAATCCCACATTTCACAAATGCGGCTATTGTCACATGAAAGAAGTTTGCCATAAAGGCGCGGTCGTTGAAGTCAATTGCCGAAGCTGCGCATTTGCCCGGCCTGTTGAAAATGCCGAATGGTTTTGCGAAGTTCATAACGCAATCATTCCGAAAGAATATATCCCGCAAGCTTGCGGAAACTATAAGGCAATAACGCAGAATGTCTAACGTCGTTTATGCGAATCGTTGGTATCAAGACGAAGCCGAATTTGCAATCTTCGATTATTTCCAGCGGGGCGGGGCGGGAAACCCCGTCGTCGCCATGCCGACCGGAACCGGAAAGTCGGTCGTTATTGCGAATTTTATTCGTCGAATCTTTGGATACTGGCCGAATCAGCGCGTTATGATGCTAACGCACGTTAAAAAGTTGATTTCACAAAACGCCGAAAAGCTTTTGTCGGTTTGGCCTGTCGCACCAATGGGCATTTATTCCGCTGGCCTGAATAGCCGTGAAATGATTATGCCAATCGTGTTCGGCGGCGTTCAATCGGTCGCACCTGCCGTTAAAAAATCGCTTGAAGCTGGCGACAATAAGCCGCCGCATTTGCGGCATTTTGGCTGGCGCGATTTGTTGATTATCGACGAAGCGCATTTGTTAAGCCCTTCGGAAGATACCCAATACCAATACATTATCGCCGAACTGAAAAAGATTAACCCGAACTTAAAGGTTATTGGCTTTACCGCAACGCCGTATCGTCTTAAACAAGGTATGATTACCGAAGACGACGGCATTTTTACCGATATTTGTTACGACATAACCGGAATCGAAGCGTTTAACCGGCTTATCGCCGAAGGCTACTTGGCCCCGCTGATTTCGCGCCCGACTGCAACGAAAATTGATACGTCGAACCTCAATCTTTCAAACGGCGATTTCAACGGCAAGCAAGCCGAAGACGAAGCCGAAGAAGTTATTTACGAAGGATTGAAGGAAACTTGCGAACTTGCATACGACCGCAGACATTGGCTAATCTTCGCCGCTGGCGTAAAGAATGCCGAACATATCGCATCTATGCTTAATTCGTTCGGAATAAGCGCCGTTGCTAGTCATTCGAAGTTAAGCGAAAAGGAAAACGATTCGCGCATGGCGGCTTTCGAAGCTGGCGAATTCCGGGCACTTGTGGGCATGAACAAATATACAACCGGCTACGACTTCCCGGCAATCGACCTTATCGCCGACTTTCAGCCTACTATGTCGCCCGGCAAACACGTTCAAAAAGGCGGGCGCGGAACCAGACCGTCGCCAGATACGGGCAAAGAAAATTGCTTGTTCTTAGACTTCGCCGGAAACGTTCGACGCCTTGGGCCGATTAACGACCCTGTAAAACCGCGCAAGCCCGGCAAAGGTGCGCCCGGCGACGCTCCGGTTCGAATCTGCGAAGTTTGCGGCGTTTATAACCATGCTTCGGCCCGGCATTGCATGGCCTGCGGCAACGAATTTACTTTTGAAACGAAGTTGTTTGCAAACTCCTTCGGCGGCGAAATTCTGCG